CAGGATCATAAGCAGAAGGAACGATACGAATCGTTTGCTTACCTAATTCCGGTTTCCAAAAAATTGTTGAGTAATCTGTTTTCTCTCTTTGCTGCCGCTATTATTTAACGTATCCAGCTTTGCGCGTATAGCATTTAAATCCATATAACTTATTTTTATTTATAACTTTTTATACTAATAATATAAGAACTTTTTTTTAGTTCTCCAACTCTATAATCTTATAAAGTTTAGTGTTAACCCTTTTGAGTTCAGGTCCTTTGGTCAGAAGTACACAGTTTCTGTAGTCTGGCCAGTTTATACGGTAAGAAGTGTCAAGTACTCCTCCGTTGAGCTCTTTAATGAGAGTGTTTAGTGCGTTTATTGTATAAAGGGTATTAGATTCTTTTTTACGGTGCACTAAAATAGTATTTTCTAAGAAAGTTCCTATATTTCCAAAATCTACGTTATAAGTACAGATGTACTCACCTTGTGATTTAGAATATAAAACAAAAATTTTATTATATATGATCTTGTACCTTTCTTGAATTTGCTCCAATACAGAATCTAAAGTCTCTTCAGTAGTAAAGGTACAGAATAGTTTATTACTCATATCTTCATTTAAATATATCGGCTCGATGTCATAATCGAATACCGTACTCACAGCATTTTGTGTCATATATAAATATCTTTTTTGTTCTATAACATAAGATCTTTTGCGTATTTGAATTTAATTGGATATTTACCATCAGATTCAAGTATCTCTTTAAGGTTCTCTAGTGTTTCTTTTCCATCTTCCTTAAAAAAATCAAAAAGTAAAGCGTCGTATGTATACAGAACTAATTTAGTTTTTTTATTTTGTAAGTATCTAAGTACTTCTTTTAAGATAAGAATGTTTCTTGAAGTTTCCAAACTTTGCATTATATAGTTCATTAACTTCTGAGGATTCATATCTTTTAACTCCTTAGTGAACGGTTTATTACTAATTGGCGCCAAGACTCTTCCGTTAGTTTCGTATTCGGTCCAAAGACTTTTGATAAACCCATCGATTTTTTCAAACACGCTGAGAAAAGCGTATTTCTCTGGTATCTTTCCGTAAATTGCGTGAAAGTTAATCTGTTTGGCTTGATTGTATTCTTCATCTGTTATTTCTTCTTTGTTAAAGTATTGTTTTGCTAGCTGCTTATGAGCTGATTCATCTGTGAGAGGGTATCCAATCTGTTCACAAAGTAAACGAAGGTGATAACCATCAAAATCCAGCTCAACAAAATAATCCCCGGTCGGATGAAAACATTTCCTGTGTTGTTCGCTCTTAGGTATAGCAGCGAAATTAACGCTATTAAAAGCATTAGTAGGTCTAGAGGTTGCATTGTATAAATTATAAGAGGTTAATACTGTATTATCTATTATGTTATGTAGAGCATTACGTGGACTAAACATTTTTACAAAATTATCATAATATATACCGAGACCAGATTGTTAGAGTAAGAAAAATACGTTAGTTGCGGTCTTATTATAAAAATCGAATCCAGATGGAAGGTCATATTCTAACACTTCCTTTATTTTATCGTAAACTTTTTCACAACTATCATATAACTTTGAGATAGGAATAATTTTGTTAATGTTTTTAAAATCTCTATATTTGCTATAAAAATATGTAAGATCGTGGTAATACTCTAACCTATCGTATTTTACCATTGAATAAAGTAAAGATATATCAATGGCATCTTGTAGATTAAAGTGATATAAAAGGTTTTTCTTATCTAATGTATATATTTTACTGGCCTTAGAAAGTATAGCGTAGACACGGTCTTTAGATACGTTTAGACCTTCATCATGATCTATAGGAATAATATATCCGTAATCAGATTTAAGTAATCTAATGTAAACTGCTACTGTTGAAGTAAGTTTAGGGTGGTATAAGTTATTTGTAGATATTACATCCACATAAACTCCTAATCTAACGAGTTTTTCTAATGACTCTAACTTATTATCTTGCTCTACTATATAAAACACTTATATAACCTTTTATGTAATATAAGAATATTTTACTTACGAACAAACTGAGAAGGATCTTTTAGTATCTGTTCACCAATACCGGGTAGAAGTTTTTCGGCTTGATTTATAACATCTTGATTTTTTGACTTAGTACCTGGGTATAGATATCCGTTAATTATTTCATCTTCTGGATTACCTGTTATGTACCATTCTATTTTTATTACTCTTCTATAAAGTTTTCTATCTTTTTTTTCTGCTAGATATCGATCTTTAGTCATTTCGATAATTTTATTTGAACGACTGTCTTTACAGAAAAATCTAGAAAAAAATCCTTTGTCGTATGCTGTCGCAGAAGGTGTTATAGTAGAAGAAGTAAACCCATTGCCATACTTTTTACTATCGTCTACATTACTAAAAGGAATTAAAGTTAAAGGTTTAGAATCAGAAGTAATTTTATCTCCTTTAAAAAAGTTACCTAAAAAATCTTGAATAAATTTTCCATTAAATTTTAAACCAGTTATGGGATCAATTAAATTTCCTTCTGGTTTAGCTCCTTTCTTTTGTTTAGTTTTAGGTATATACATTATACGGTATATGTTTTTATTTTTCCTTTATTAGCTAACGATATAGATTCACTGAGAAATTTTTGACCTTCAGTTCCAGGACCCCAAGATATATGAAAATGTTTTCCTGATGCTGCTTTGGTAGGGTTAGCATATTCATCTATAAATCTAAAATTAGGTTTATTTCCAGCTGCATATCCTTGTAAAATTTCCTTTACTTCTTTAATATAATTAGGTGTACTAGGAGTAACTACAAAGTCAAGTCCTCTACCTGCTTTATGTCTACTGTTATATGACAGCTGTTGGTGATATAAGTCATTACCCCCAGTAAATACTAACGTTGCACCAGGTACAGTGTCTTTCACTTGTTTTGCAACAGATATACCCATATCTGCTGTTTGTTTAGTTATGTCCCCTCCGTTAGAAAGTTCTCTTCCTTTTTCTAAGTAGCCTAAATTAGTTAGAGTAGATCTAAGACGATCAGCGTTTGGTGTAGGAGCATCTGGGTCAATATCTAATTCTGAAAGTTGGTTGTTTGGTTGAGTAGAAGTACGTTGGTTATCTGCTTTTTCAGCATCTTTTATTTTTTGAAAACCAACTGCGTTAGCATTTAATTTTCTAGTTGAAAAGAATTGAGTTTTTAAAATAGTTACCCATTTATTATCTGTACCTGTAGTGTGCTCTACTCCTGTTATTATGTAACCAAAATTATCATATTTAGATGGTAAAATATTTTTATTTATTTTAAAAGCAGTACCTACTTTAAAACCTCCTAAACCTAAAAAAGTAAGTTCTAATTCAACCGGAACTACCCCTCTTGCAGTTTCTTTTTGGCTACCTAAATATTCCCTACTTAGTTTTTGCATAACAGCTATATTATCAGGTTTTAACTGATTAAATAATTCTCCGTCATAAATTTGATTAGTTATAGCTCTTGTCCATCTTCCTTGGTTTAATTTTCCATTATTAAAGTGAACAAATGCATCTTTAAGGTCTTCTAAAAACTTTTCAAATTTTTCATCATCCTCTTGATCTTTTTCTGAAGTAGATTGGTCTTTTACAACTAAATGTCTATCTATTGCTCCAGAATTCCATTCCAATATTGAAGAAACATTATCTTGGTAATTACCGCTATTACCTTGTGCTGCAATAGACAATTGAGATGCTATAGCACTAGAAATTTTACTAGAAATTTTTATAGAAGATACAGAAGTTTTCAAACCGGATACTGTTATTTGCGGTAGAGTTTCAGGCGCTATTGCTTTTCTATCAACAAGTACATGTTTTCTACCGTCCCAGGATATGTCGAAATCATTTATCTCTCCAAGACAATTCTGGACTTTGGAAAGAATATTTTTTATTACGTCAAAATACCCTATTCCTTCTTCTTGAGCATCGTTAATAACTGCATCTAATTCTCCGGTAACTAAAGAATTAGAAACTAATATATTTAAAATATCATCAATTCCACCGTTAGCTTCTTTTTTATAATAGGTAGTAACTTTAGAATGAAAGTCGTTAGCATACGAAGTAAACTCTTTCAATGTAGATTGATTAGGTAAGACAGCAACACCAGGGTCAAGACTATAGTGTTCTGGAAAGGTAAAGAATTTTTTTCCGTAGTCTATATTGAACTCTATAATATTTTCTCCTAATTTAGTTTTAGGATTTTTTTTCGTATTGTCTTTTAAAGTACATAATTTATTAAATATATCCAGTACTGTTCTTAAACTAATAAACTGTAGATTGATAGTTTTTTCGAAACCAAAAAATCCTAATAGTCCTGAGGTTCTCTTTACGTCTACTGCAAGTCTAAAAACTTTAAATGGTTCTAAAACTTGACTTACATAATTAGCACCTTCGTCTTTTAGTACCTCTAATCCATTGAATTCAATTTCATCATCTTCTGCTTCTAATTTGTTAAAAATATAATGATAGACTGATTTTCGTTGAATTTTACCTTCTTCTTTTTTAGCTTTAGTTATTTCGTCTTTAGGAATAACATCTGTAGTTTTAGCATTTTTAATAGACTCTAAAACTATACCTCTAGAAATAATTTTTACTGAGCAATCATATCCTCCGTCAGGGCGGAATTCCCAAGAGAAATTACTAATATACCCATACATTGCATCATAATTACCTAAGTACTCTTTTCTTTTATTCTCTATTAGAGTCTCAATAGAATCAGAGTTTAAAGATTTAAACCAATTCTTATCGTCGATAGTTTGAGATTCTAACCCCTCTTGTTGAATTTTACCATCATTATTTGTATACACAGAATGTCCCCATTCAAGCAAAGTAGTATAGCCTGGTCTAAAGTAAAGAAGTTCTACTATATTTAAATCTTCTACAGACCAAACATTAAAATTTACAGTAGCTTCCATTAAAGTACCGTAAGTATTTTTTGATGTTACACTCAAAGAAGTAATACCAGGCATTGGTCTAAATCCTAAAGTTCTTTCAAAATTATTATAAGCCGATTGAACTCCTATAACATTAGGTGTACTTGTAATTCCGCTTCTAAGTCCAGAAACTGATTTTGTACCCCCAATAAGTATAAAGTTTTTTGCAAACTGATTATCACCTACAATTTCTTTTCTTTGATCTTTAGATAATTTTAATTTATCAGCATCTTCTAAAGTGATTTGATTTACACTAGAACGAAGTTTAACCCAGGCTGAGTTAGAATTTAGTATTAAATGATCTTGACTTACTTTAGAATCTTTTTCAAATACTTTTTCTCGAGCTTTAATTTGCTCTATTATTTGAGTACTAACTCCTGAGCCTATTTTCTCTTGAGTATTAGACATAACTTACCTTTTTGAGTTCAACTCATTAAATAAACTTCTTACTTTAGCAGCATCTGCAGGAATTCTTAACTGAATGCCTTGTTCTACAATTAAACCATCTTTCTTCGAGTTATTAGCACTTGCTATTACCCACCATAAAGTACTATCACCATAAAACTGTAATGCAAGAGTGTCATATCTGTCCCCGCCAGTAGTAATGATATAAGTATCATCTTCAGTAGCAGGTATATCTGGGTATATTACATTTTTATAATATCTTCTACCACTTTCTTGTTTAAGCAATTCAATATTTCTAAATCTATCTGGCATTATCCAAAGTATTTTTGACCTGCTGTGAGGTTACTTTTTACATTAAAGTCGTGTATAGGTGTAAAACTAATCGAAACGTCAAGGACTTGAGGTACTTTAGGTAAATCTTCATCAAATAAATCTATTTCCCATTGGTAAGAAGTGTTCCAACTAATCCCTACATTAGATATAAACCCTATCTGGTCAGTTATATAGTCTCCTATGGTTACTGAGGTAAGTGTGCCTCTCATAAATTCACCTTCACTATTGTATGTTGGTGCAGTAGTCGCAGCTAATAAATTTAATTTCTCATACAGTGGTACAAGTTCTTCTTTAGAAAATGCAGCAATTTTAAATGCAAAACTTATATCCCTTTTAAAGCCTTGATAAGTGTAAAATTCTTCTGCTCTACCAATATACCTAGTACCAGACCATTCACCATTAAAATCATCTGTTAAATTATCTAAAAATGCTCTAAAGTACAGATACTTAGATTCAGTAGGTGAAGTAGAGATAAAGTAAAAAGGTATAATATCTTCTTCTAGTCCACTAGTAACCGCTGCTGTTGCAGCAGCTAATTTATTTACTTCATCTGGTTTTAATTCTGAGTTTTCTTTATATTTTTCGACACCGGCCATATTCAAACGGACATCTATTTGCTGCTCAGTATAATTTATATTAGAAATATCTGTAGTCGATGAAAATCCGTTTTCATCAAATAAACTCTCAACTCCAGAAGAATTACCCCATTTTCTTACCTTTCTAAAATCTATAAGTTTTGTTACTCTGTTTCCTTTATCATCGGCTCTACTTACTCCTCCTTCTTTAAGTTCGTAACCTTCATCGTTAGGTTCATCTTCTTGGAACGATCTTAACTTAGTAGCAGGTATTTCTCCTGGTTCATAGCTATCTCCTTGTACGATGGTTACATTTCCTTCCTCATCTTCTTCTGATCCAACATACCCATCAGCTTGACCATTGTATTTATCTCCAAGTGATGCAAGTTGACGGCCACCTTTTTTAGTTAAAGGTACTTCAGGTAATTCATCTTCAACTCTTTTAGATTCTACACTTTCTACAGAAGTCGATAGTTTACCATTTTGTTTTGTATAGCCATCTAACTCAGGGTTAATATCAGGACGTATATCTTCTGTCTTTCCATCTACGTTAATAGTCTGTGTAGATGGTTTATTTTCTAGTAAATTAGGAGATTGAGGTTCATAACCTCTACCGCCGTCGTTATCTCTAACTACTTTAGCATTAGATCCCTTAGGAGTACCTCTGATAATACTTCTTGCGTCTAATTCGCTAAAACCATCAGCATTTAAGTAACTATCTGGATTGTTAGGTCCTTGAAGGTCTGAGTTAATATTGATTTGGTCATCGTTTTTCTCAGTTCTAAATCCTTCTTGTCCAATATTTAATGGACTAGATTTAAAAATATTAGATAAATTTGGGAGTAGATTAGATCTCTTGTCTTTTTCGTTTTTAGTAAAAAGACCTTTTATGGAATTAAATACACTCTTTATATCACTTCTTAGATAAGGGTTAGTATCGAAACCTTGTTGTACATCAAATTTACTGTTTTTATCTAGTAAACCAGATTGACCAGGTGGAGCGTAATTAGGCTGACCTTCATTATCAGTAATAATAGTATTTCCCTGTAATGCTCTAGCAGCTCCGTTTACACCTGCGTTACCTATACCTAAATTTTGTCTTAGAAATCTACCTAATACTGTTGTACCAGGAGAACCCTCTTTTAAATATTCAAAGCCTCCAAAGCCGTAAACAAAATGAGTTCCGGTACCGTTTACCGGTACTTGTGAAAGTGTAGATCCTACTGCTTTTAACGCTGTTCCTGTACTGCCAAATACTTTCTTTATTATATTACCTTTTTGATTAGGTAAATTTAATAAAGCTTGATTCTGTGCGAATTTTTGACCAGGTTTATCGACAATTAGTTTACTAATTCTAGATAGATCATCAATTCGTGCAGAAGCTTCAGAAGTATTTGCACCGTCGTTATAAGGTCCGAATCCAGTTGAAGGTTGATTTCCAACAGGCGGTAAACCTTTTGTTATATTCGGTTTGTTAGCACCAGCAGAACCAAACGTTAGAGATCGTAGTCTTTTTACTCTTTCGTCTTCAAACGAATCTCTAAGGGTTATTATTGGCATTTAACTATTCTGGTGGGTTATCTAAATATTTAGGTTGATTAGCACCGTCTAAATCATGAACAGAGTGACCTGCTTTCATAATAGTAGGATTTACTTCCTGAGCATGTAATTGAGAAGTTGCCAAAGCATTTTCTCTAGTAGCTGGAGTAGTTCCTTTAAGACCGTGTATTGATCCTTTAAGTTGGTTTTTTAATATTCCGTGTTCCATAATAAATTTTATTATAAATAGTGTTTAATTATTGTCTGTATGTACCTAAAACCTGTGCTTGACCTGCTTTATTACCGTCTATGTATACATTCCCTCCAGCTTGTATAGCAGCTAATATAGCATCTAGCTTTTCTACCATTGCAGGGTCAGTATTAGATTCTTTGTCTCCGCTTATACCCTGTATTAACGAGGTTATAGCCCCAGTTGCAGCGACTGCTGGTGCTGCTAAAGCAGTAGTAGTAATAAGATCTTTTACTTCTTCTAATTTAGAAGTCTCCAAACTGTTTAGAGCAGATGCTAGTTTTGCAACTCCTTCTGCCATTATAGTTATACCGTTGCCGGCTAAATCTAAACCAGGTCCTAAACTAGATATTCTTGCTAAAGCGTTTATTCCTGGTATTGCTAACAGAGCAGCAATAGAAAATATACCAAGTCCACTTGAAGCAGAAATAAGGGCAGGTCCTAAAAGAGCTAGTGCAGCAACCTTTTCTAGACTAATTTGTTCTAACATTAAAGCTATACCTTCACCGGCAGATTTTAACATACTACCTATTCCTTCAAAAGCAGATCTTATTATATCTCCTATAGCAGAAATTAGTGGTGATAGTTTTGATAGTGCATAAGTTAAAGGTATCATTGCTGCTCCAATACCGGCTAATGCTAAGAGTGCTAATCCTACTTGCGGTAGTGCTTTAGCAACAACAGAACCAAATGCTTTTAAACCTTCTCCTATACCTTTTAATGCAAGTTTGATAGCTTTACCATTTAAAAACTGTAAACCTATTAAAGAAGGTAGTGCTGGAAGTAGAGAGGTTAAACCTAATGCAGCTGGGATAAGTGCAAAGGCACCTCCTATTACTTTTCCGCTTGCCATCTCTTTAAGTCCTGCAGCTAAGTTAGTTAAAAAGTCTTTTATGCCTTGTCCTGCTTTTTGAGGAACCATAGATCCTTTTTTAGCACTATCAGCAGCTTTATCACTAACTTCAGAAACTTTATCAGCACCTTTAGTTTTTGAAACAATTTCTTCAACTTTAGTTTTACCTTTAGCTTTAGAAAGTAATTCCTTAGCTTTATCAGGATCTTTAGCAAATCTTCCTTTTGCGTCTCTAAATCTTCCTTTAGCATCTTGTGTTACTTCAGATACCTTATCTTTTATCCCTTTACCTTTATCTAAACCTTGAGTAAAGGTATCTTTGAGAGTTTCACCGAATCCTAGTACATCATCTCTTAGTTTTTTAATAGAGCCTATAGGGTCATTAAAAAACGACATTAGGGATTTTTTTGCCGCTGTTGCATTTTTTACTACTCCGCCAATTTTTTCTCCAATACCAGCAATATTTTTAGTAACTGCTGATGCAGCCATAATTGCAAATACAGAACCGACGATTGGTTTAAGTACTCCTAATTTATTTAAAAGATTTACTATCCCACCTACAATATTACCAATAAAAGCTACAGCTGGTGCTATAGCATCAACTATATCAACAACTACATCTAGTATAGGGGCAAAAGCTTGCTGTATTCTTTCTACAAGTTTAGCAATTTTTTCCTGAACGTCCATTGCTTTCATATTCTCAGCATTTACGTTTGCTGCTTTAGCAGCTGCTTCTGCAGAAAGACCGTTTTCTCTTGCTTTTTGATACGCTATTCTTGCAAGTTGATCTCGAGTTAAACCTAATGCTTTAGCTTGTGCTTCTTGCTGTATACGGTTCATTTTACCGAACTCGTTAATATCAGAAGAGTTTTTAAATATCTCGTTTCCTAAACCAGCTAGGTCATTATTTAAAGCAAGTTCCCTTGCCTTAGCCATATTGATATTTTTTCCTGTAAGTAACTGTGCTTCTAATTCACTTTCAATAGAAGATTCAAAATCTAATAAAGAACTAGCTATGTTATCAACATCTTGTAAAGAAAGTCCTAACCTTCTTGCAGCTGCGGCAGCTTTAGCTATACCGCCAGGAAATTGAGCAGTAGAAGCTCGTACTGAATCAGATGCATTTCCTACATCCTCTATTATTTGTTTATGATTAACTGCTGACCTGTTTGCTTTATTAAAAGCATTAACTTGATTTACTGTAGAATCTACTACAGCATCAATAGATTTACCAGAAGCTTGAGCCTGTACTGCTAATCCAGCAGCTTCTTTTCCTGTTAGACCCATTCTATTTTTAAGTTCAGCAGCATTAGCTAACATCTCTTTACTAAATACAAGGTTAGCACTCATTCCAAGCTCTTTTGTGAGCTCTACTGTTGTCTCTAATATATCTTTTGTGGAAGCTAACCTAGACGTACTGCCTTGAAGTCCTGAGTTATATTCTCCTGTGTACCTTTGTGCTTGTACAGCAGCTTTATTTACATCTAGAAATCCTTTTAATACAGCACCTACTGCTACGGCAGGGTCTCTTAGAGCAGCTCCAAAACCTTTTGCTAAGATGCCGGCACCTTCTAATGCAACTTTAGTCCTATCGTAGAAGGTAACAGAAGTTTTAAGTTCTTTGTTTTGGTCTTTTAAAGATTTAAGACGCTTTTCTTCCTGATCTGTTAGTTCTTCTCCTTTTGCTACTTTATCTTCAAGTATCTTTATCTGCTCGTTATTTTCTACAACAAGCTCTCTGTTATATTTTACTTGAGTATTTAAAAGTTTTGCTTGATCACGCATTTCCTGCGCAGCATCTTTCATAGCATCATGGAAGATACCAGAACGCATACCTAAACGTTCCATCAATGCACCAGTACCTTCAACTATAGCTCCGGTAACCCCTACTGTTTTAGAAATATCACTTTCTAGCTTTAACCTAGTTTGTGTATTTGTAATTGTAGCTTGAAGTTCACGACTTTCTTTTTCATTAAAATTGGCTACTTCTTTTAGATTTTTTATTTGATTGCCAATATTCTGTGCTTTGTTAGCGGTCATCTGACCGGTAGCTATAAGCTGTCTTCTTTCAGCTTGTAAAGCAGTTACTTTTTGATTAGCAAGTTGGGCTTGAAATTTAAACTCAGCCTCCATTGACTCCAACTTCTGTAATCTATTACTTAGATCCCTTTTGTTAAGATCTATTATTCCAGAAGCATCCATTGCAATATCTCTATTGATATTAGCAATAGAGCTGTACATTGATTTTTGTCTATTTAGGACTGTTGCAGCAGAAGAAAGATCAGCTACCTGGTCGGCAAGCATTTTACCTATATCGTTAACTGAAGTACCTACTGAATCAAAACGAGTTTGGAGTACAGTAGCTCTATCAGCCATACTTTGAAGTACTTGATCTACTTTTTCAGCGTCTGTACCAGCTTGACGTAGTTGTTCTTCAAATAGTTTTAAGGACTGTGCGCTTGCACCTAACTGTCTAAGAGTTTGTGCTAAGTCTTTAAACTGTTGATTATTTAGATTGTCTGCCACCTAGGTATATTTTAATATAAATAGTGAAGGCCCGCTAATTGCGAGCCTTTGTACTATATGAAGGTTGTCGTATTGCAGGACCTTTAGGAACTGAAGAACTTCCTTTTCCTTTAGAAACTTTATTCATCTCTTCGGCTTCCTTTTCATAATACTCATTCATTTTCTGAAAAGTAAAATTTCTAAGCCAAATAGGCATATTATACACAGTGGTGTAGTCGTATCCTCCTTTACCGTGAAACACTATTTCATGTATCTGTGTAAATACGCTTACCCTATAGGTTTGCGTCAGGCCAAAGAAAGCCAATCCCTATGGGTATATCGACGCCCTCCTCTGCGCCTTCTGGGTAGAATTTAAGATCTACGTCAGGTTGCATTTGAGTTAAGTATTGTCTAAATGCTCTTGAATCTCTTGCTAAAAATTCGTTATCAACAAATGATCTGACTACTTTTACATCAATATTATCATCGACAGCGATAATCATATGTTTTAATCTAGTAGAAAGTTCAGGAGATGCATCTTTGTTAATTTTTCGTAAACCATCTAACTCTTGTTGAACTTTAATTTCATCACCATGAGTCAATAACTTAAAAGTAAGTTTATTATTAGACGTAGGAGTAACAAAAGTAAATTCATTTTTACCAGCTTTTTCTATGTCTGGGTGAAATTCTTTGTTGTTAATAAGAGAAAGGTCTATAAGTTGCTTTTCTCCTGCATAATTAAATTCATAATCTTTACCGTAACCTAAAATACGCGCTGCTACTAATAAAGCATTTTTATCACCTACTAATAATTCATTATAGTTGATTTTTTTATCTATAATAAGTGATTGTAGTAGTTTATCAATAACTGTACCTTTCTGGATATAGTTCTGATTCGTAAGAATATCTTCCTCTTTTGCAGTCATATATTTCATCTCTATGTTTCCGGATCTTAGAGGTGAATCTTCTGCGTAAAGTAAGCCTTTTGAGGGTAATTCTACAATTTCCGATGGAAATTTCTTTTCTTGTTCCATAAATAATTAAATTAAAACTAGTTTATATATAAATATACGAACTTTATTTTTATAAAACAACAAACCCGACGAAAAGCCGGGTTAGTTAGGTGGTTTGTAGGAGTGTTTAGTAATTTAAAACACAATAGTCCATCGCTACTGTAATAGTCAATTCAGCTACATCTGATGTGCTCCAATCAAAAGATCCTTGAGCCATATTAGTTATGAAAGCTCCTTTAATAATCCACTCACTTACTATATCCCCTACTGGGCCAAGTACGTTAAGTGTAAGATCTTTCTTATAAAAATCAGAATAACCTGCTCTTCCTGTTACAGATTCGTAAGATAAACGAGCCCACTCCATTACTGCTT